TCCCACTGAGGCGGCACGTATTCAGCGCGCTATCGACGCCGGCAGGAACCAGATCCTGTACCACGGCACGCACACCGACTTCCCTGCTGTCGACCCGGCCAAGGTTGACCTCGGCCTGCACGTAGGCACATCGGAGCAGGCGACCAACCGGCTGACCGATCTTGCCAAGGCAATGCGAGGCGCTGACAAGTACAACACTGGCGCCCAGATCATGCCGGTTGCTGTTCGTCTTGGTAATTCGCTAGATATGCGCGATGTCGGTGGGTGGGAAAGTGCATTGGAGGCCGGGCTTGCTCTGCGGAAACACCCAGAGCTGGAAGCGCGCCAATCAGAGATCGACGAACTGTTGGACAGCGTAGACGACATGCAGCGAGCGTTTGTTGCGGCAAACCAGCACATGGATGACCCCTACAAGGCATGGCTGACATCTGACGACAATAGGCGCGCACTAAGAGACATGAGTGACCTGTTGGTCAGCGACGGTTACGACTCTATCAAGTACCGCAACGAGGTTGAGAATACCCACGGCGAGATGGGTGGCCTGTCCCCCGAATACGAGAAGGAAGCGTCCGACATCGACGCTCGCATGCGCGAGATCAAGCAAGCCGCCATTCAAAGGCGCCCAGCCGTACCGAACGCGTCAGATCCAAACTACCCAGCGCTCATGCAAGACTTCCTTGATCGCAGCCCGGTGCTTGAGAACTTCATGACGGCAGAAGAGAAAGATCTGTTGCAGAAGTACGGCTCGCGTCATCACGATCTTCGAACCAGCGACCAGTACCGCAACTCCCCCTACTCTCACATCATCCTGAAGCCTGAGAACCTGCGCAGCATCAACGCCCAGTTCGACCCTGAGTTCGACCTGTCGGATGATCTGATGAAGGCAGAGGGTGGGCTGGTTGAGGATCTGCCGAAGTTCGGCAAAGGTCAGCTGTTCCGTACGATTAAGGATGCTGCGACTGACACGCCGGAGTTTAAGAATTTCTTTGGTGAGAGCAAAGTGGTTAACGAAAGCGGACAACCGCTGCGGATGTATCACGGGTCGGGCGCAGAGATTGATGCATTCAAACCAAACTCATGGTGGACTGACGATAGTCAGTATGCTAGTCGCATGGCGAGGCAACAAAAAAATGGAAGCGCGAGTAATGTTACTCCAGCGTACCTTTCGCTTAATAAAATTGCACGACTCAAAGATTTAAGGTCTGCCAGAGAGACATTGCCACTCGGTGTTCCTGATAATGAAGTATTTAAAGTTTTATCTGATGCTGGTTTTGATGGCCTTTCTGCTATGGGCGGGACAAAAGAAATTATTGTTTTTAATCCAAACAAAATTAAGTCCGCCATCGGCAACGAAGGCACTTTCGACCCGACCAACCCTGTAATTACTAAAGCCCAAGGCGGCTACGTCACCCGTAAACAGGACGGCGGTCTGGTCGAGCTGGCGAACAAGTATGCAAACGGCAACACCTTACAGAAATTTGGCAAGGGTCAGCTATTCCGCACTATTCAAGGAGGGGTGTCGGACGCTGCTGAGAAGGCTGCTGATGCATTGGATATGTCTCAAGCTGCAAGGATGCAGAGGGCGGCAGAGCAGGGAAAGGCTCCGACAAACACACCTAGTACAGAAAATGCTCTTTCTGGGTACGATACTAGCTTCCCTATTACTCATCAATCGTCAAACCCAGAGTTTGACGGCGTAATACGGAACAACTTTCCGCATTCTGTCTTCGATGGAATTTTTGGGCTTGGGGGAGTAAAGGGTAATGCGCTTGGGTCAGGGCAAGGAGCGCATTATACTTATCTGCCAAGGACTGGAAAGGTTGCTCGTAGTGGCGATGTTGATTTGGAATACGAAAAATCTGTTGAATTTTTAAAGAAACAATTTCCTAAAGCGTCAGATGATCAAATTGACTCTCTTTATCGGGCAACGGCAGAAGATGCTGGCAACTTCTCTAGCTTTAAGGACAGCACTTTTGATGGCTTGCTTTATGGGGATGCTGGAGAAAGAGCATGGATGGCCCAAAATTTACGAGGACAGATGGCTGTTGATCAAGGCTTTGACGCAGTAGCAATGTCTGATGAATATGGCACAAGCTACTTTATTCCTTACGGCAGCAAAGCTGTAAATATTGGCAAAAACTTTGATTGGGACTCTTATAATACAGCAACCACTACAGCACCTAGCCCACTAGAAGGCACTCTGGATATGTCTCAGGCTGGTAAAACAATCAGCACGTTGCCGGGGCGGAATGAATTGAAGTGGTGGGTTGATGGTGGCGATGATGCTGTCGAGAGAGGGTTCCCAAAAGAGCCGTTTATTCTTTTGGACAAGCTATACGTTGATCCGCAAAACAGAGGGGCTGGTGCTGGGCGTCAAATCCTAAGAGATGGGCTTGATGACATGGCTGCTCAATATCCCGGCATGGATGTTCGGTTGTTGGCAGAGCCTTTGGATCGAGATACCAATCTGTCGGATTTGGTAAGGCTTTATGAGTCGGTGGGGTTTGATGTAGACGGTTATGAGGATGGCATGTCTGGTGTGCCAATGTCGCTGCGACTGCCTAAAAAAGCCAACGGCGGTCTGGTCGACCTTGTGGACAAGTACGCGAAGGGTGGGCTCGTCCAGAAGTATACGAAGGGCGACCTCGTCCGTCAGTGGCTGAAGGGATACCCAGAGAAGAGTCTGGCCCCGCTCAAGCGCGCAGACGACAAGAAGGCAGAGACTGCCGCGCTCAACAACTGGCTCGACACATCGCTTGCGAAGTACATCAAGCGCGACTACGGCTCGCCGAATGATCCGCTTGCTGCGCTGGCGCGAGAGCAGAGGCATGTGCCATTGAGGGAAGGAGTGCTGGGCGAGGCACAGGCCGCGTATGTGTGGCCACCAAGGCAATTCGGATCTCAGGCCGGGTTAATTCCGTACGTCAAATCCACTCAGCCGCGTTATTTGGGCGACCGCGATGCGTCGGTATTGGCAGAAAATCCATGGATCAGCTCGCTTGCGCCAGACACGCCGCTGTATCGGGATGTCGACACAAACGAGCTTGGCATAGCACATCTGCGGGATGAGCTGTACAACGCGATACGACCTGATTCGGATCTGCCAGACCAGCTGCGCCTGCAGCCAGAGTCGCTACCTCGCGTGTCGGTTGCGCAGGCGTCGCAGCTGGTCGGCAAGATCAATGCATGGCGTGCTGCGGAGAGCGCGAAGGCTGAGCTGGCCGCGTCAATGAACCCGGCTACGTTCATCCACAAAGAGTACCCAGAAAAGAACATGCGGTGGGTTGAGATCAGGCCCAAGGACAAGCTGACGAAGTTGCCAGATGGCTACAGTCTTGGTCCAAGCAATGATATGTCGCGCCAAAGCGGCAGGTTTGTGCTGTATCATCCTGACGGCAAAGAGTCTGCGCTCGGCAGTTACGCGAGCGAGGAAGAGGCGCTGAAGAAGGCGCTGCGAGTGATTGGCGACGATGGCGGCTACCAGAACATCAAGGACGCGCTGAAATACGAAACCGACCATATGCATCACTGCATAGGCAATCCAGACAGCGGCTATTGCGATGATGTGTTCGACGGACTGTCGCGGGTATTCTCGCTGCGTGACAAGCGAGGAGCGCCACACGTTACGATTGAGACAAGCGGCCCAAGAAGCAGCGACATGTTGTCAGATGAAGTAATTGACGAAGTTGCGCCCGGCACGTTTGATGATTATCTAGAGCAGCGAACCAAGCGAGGCGGATACTCGGACTTTCACAGCTACGTGCAGAATGTGCGCCCTGACGTATACGAGGAGCTGATGCGACCCGAAATTCGGCAGATTAAGGGCCACGGAGACCGGATGCCCGTTGATCGGTATCTCCCATTTGTGCAGGATTTCGTAAAGTCGCAGAAGTGGGCCAACGTCAAAGATCTGCATCACACTGGCATGCGCAAATCAGCTGATGCGTTCCAACCATACTCTATAACAAAAGCGCGAGCAGAGGGCATCGATCTGCCTGACTATCTTACGGAGCAGGAGATTGCGGATATCACAGCAAAGCTGCGTGCGATTAACAAACCTGCAGGCATGAAAGAGGGCGGTATGGCCAGACCAGATGTGAGAGACAACCCAGACAACGAATCCTACGAAGAGTCGAAGCGTCGAAAGAAGACAGGCATTGACATGCTCGACAGCGCTCTGGATCCTCTGTACGCAATACGCGCAGGCATTCGTGCGCAGTACCGGCCGCAAGATGTTGTGTGGACTGACGATGAAGGCAATCGGCACAGCTACACGGCGCCGGGCTTGTCCAACAGCACCGTCGGCCTTGGTATGTTCCTGCCGGGCGAGAACCCGATGTCAGATGCGGCAATGGATGCGTACACAAGCGGCCTGAACTACGAGAACGAGATGGCAGGACTTCCGTCGAGCGAGCTGATGAATAAGTACACGCACTTCGGCAACACTCTTGGTGAGGTGCTGGGTCAGCTGCCCATCGGCCCGGCTGTTGTTGGAAGAGGCATGCTGAGCAAGGCGGCCATGGTAATACCGGATTACCTCGGGCCGTTCATGCGGCCTTCGGTTGGCAACTATGCTGGTGCTGCGATGGCCGGCGAGGCTTTGCCACATTTGATTGGCGGCATGATGTCTCTGGCTGAGAAGTACGGCCTTGGATCCGACACACCTATCGACGCAGACGAGTCTGATCGGCTGCTGGCGTCGCTGGGCATCGAGAGCGTTGGCCGCAAGATCGACAACGCTGGTATCGACAGATACATTGCAGAAAGTGAACAGCGGGAAGCGGCCCGTGAGCGCATGGCGTCGATGGTCTACGGCTCGCTGCCGAGGTATGAGAAAGGTCAGCTGGTGAAGGGGGTCAACGATGCGGCAAGGGCTGCACGCGAAGCCAAGGGCATCACCAAGTCAAAGCGCAGAGTCGAGTCCACAGGAAAATACGTCGGAGCGCCGGCAGGCGTAGATAGTCCGCAGGCGCTTGCTGCCATGCGCACCAAGTACCTGCAGGATGTTATGGCTGGAGTTAAGGGGCGCAAATGGTACGGCGATTCCAGTGATTGGATTCAGCTGGCCACAAGCGACGACATACAGGCGGAAAAGCTTGCAAAGTCGCTGGGCGTAACATCGCAGGGTACAGGCGTCGACACCAATCTGGGGTTTACGATCAATGCGTTCAACCAGAGGGCGGCGGGTCAGCCAGTGTCCACTGGTAGATTCCCAAGCAGCCAGTCGCCGATTATTGAAAGTATTCTGGATGATGCAAGTACATACATCGGGCCGAAGCGAGATCCTTTTGCAAGAAATCTTGGAGTCAACTGGAGCCCAGAGCTGGCCATCCATCCCGTGCATGACATCTGGCAGGGGAGAGCGTTCGGCTACACCAATCCTGACGGCTCGCCGTGGGATGGAGGATTCTCTTCGCAGCAACACGCATTCATGGATGAGGAGATGAAATTTCTGATAGATCGCGCCAACAAAACAGAGTTGGGCGGTTATTCCGATTGGGATCCACTGAAGGCGCAGGCCGCAGCTTGGACCGGCGCCAAGGTTCGTGCAGGCGATATTGACGCGGACGATGCAGCAAAGCACTTCGGCAGCTTTGCTCCAAAGTACAGGGCGGCAGCGACGCACGAACAGGCGCCCGGCGCAGGGTCTGGCCACTTGGCAGACTTGCTGTCGATGCCATACGAAGACAGGCTGGCCTACCAGATGGACCCAAGATCGTCGTGGGTGGACGGGAAGGGGCGAGACAGGCTGTACGCTGCTGCTGGCCTGATCACCGAACCATCGCAGCGCATGGTGGGCGCGTACACGCCAGCAGGTGGCACGCTGGAGATCAACCCGGGTGAAGTGGCCAGACCATTGGTGATGACTGCTGACGGCGCTGTAACTGCCAGAGACAGGCAGCTTATGGACATTGTGGAGTCGTCCAGAGCGTTTGTGGATGCGCAGAACGCTGGGGCGTGGCACAAGCCTATCCCGCAGTCGCAAACTGGCGCAGGCGCTCGCTCAAGCCTTTCCATACCGCTTGAAGCTAACCCATCGCCAAAGTCAATGAGCGCGCTGTCTGCGCTGGCCAATAAGTACGGCATGTTCGCGGTGGACACCGGCAACGGGGTCAATCTGATCAACGACCCGTGGTCGGACATAGGTGCGTCACGTACCGGCACAACGCTTGGCAAGGAGCTTAAAGGCGACATGGGTAAAGAGCTGCAGGCTCAGCTTGGGGGTGTTCAGCCAGAGAGATATAAAATTGACACCGGCTACCAAAATTATCAGGATGTGCTCAGTCAGCCCGGCACCGGGCGCGCAACGCAGAGGTTCCTCGACAAGCTGGACGAGAATCAGGCGCTTATGAGCAACATCGAGCCAGAGCTTCGCTCAAAGGCCTATGCCAACATGCTGCGCGATGAGCAGATGGCGAAAGACAAGGGCATGAGTGTTCGCGCCGACATTCAGCTGGCGAGAAAAATCCTCGCCGCTGAAGGAGTGAAGGGGTTGAGGGATGCGCTTAAAGCTGGCGTCATTTTGCCGGCCGCTGCGGTTGCAATTCTCCTACCGGTGCTGAATCAGTCGCAGGAGTCGCAGCAGCTGGAGCTTGTGCCCGGGAGTTAGCCGAAGGAAACATCCGTACACCGGAAGCGCGAGTGATGGACTCCAGCTCTTGAGCCTTGGTCATCTTACCGAACCAAAGCCTAATGCCGGGGGCAATTTGTTTGTAAGGCATGGCATCCTCCATAGAGGGTATCGGGCAACATAGCCCAGTACACAGTATATACGAACGCAGCAAACACGCAACAGGTGCGCAACATGGCAGAAGATCGTACAAGCGAAGACGAAGAGCTGGTAGAGATTGACGAAGACGCAGAAGCTGACGTTGAAGAAACCGACGACGGCGGTGCGCTCGTCACGCTCGACGACGGCGTTGAGAATGCGCAGAAAAGCGAAGAGCACTTTGCCAACATCATCGAAGAGGTTGACCAGCGCGAGTTGTCCCGGCTTGTATCTGACCTGCTGGACAAGATCGAGATCGACAAGGAAGCCAGACAGCGTCGTGACGAGCTGTACGAAGAGGGCTTGAAGCGTACCGGCATGGGAAACGATTCGCCCGGCGGTGCGCAGTTCAGTGGTGCCACCAAGATCGTCCACCCCATGCTGATCCAATCATGCGTGGACTTCTCCGCTCGCGTGATGAAAGAGATATTCCCGCCCGGCGGACCAGTCAAGTCGAAGATCTTTGGCAAGATCGACAAAGAGAAAACCGACAAGGCTGAGCGCAAGACCGACTTTATGAACTGGCAGATGACGCAGCAGATCAAAGGGCTGCGCGCAGAGCATGAGCAGCTGACGACCCAGATCCCACTTGGCGGCGTGCAGTACATGAAGTGGTACTGGGGCGGCACTCTGCGTAGACCGTGCGCCGAGTTCATTCCGGTTGACGATATCTTCATCCCGTTTGCGGCGACCAACTTCTACACCGCCGAGCGCAAGACTCATCGCCAATATGTGACTGCGCAAGAGTTTGAGCGCCGTGTCGATATCGGCATGTACCGTGATTTGGTGCTGGCCAGCTCGCCTGAGCCAGACTTCTCGAAAGCGTCCAAGGCCAACGACAAGATCGAAGGCAAGAAGTCGTCGCCGTACAACGAGGATGGTCTGCGTACCGTGTACGAGATATCGCTGATGTGCGACATCGAAGGGGATGGCATGCGGCCGTACATCATCAGCATCGACGACAACATGCAGCGCGGCCTGAACCTGTACCGCAACTGGGATCCAAAGGACGAGAACTACGAAGAGCTGATGTGGATCGTGGAGTTCCCGATGATCCCGTGGCGTGGTGCGATGGCAATCGGCCTGACACACATGATCGGCGGCCTCACCGCTGCGGCAACAGGATCGCTACGTGCGCTGATGGACTCCGCTCACATCCAGAACATCCCGACAGCGCTGAAGTTGAAGGGTGGCCCAATGTCGCAAACGATCACGCTGCAGCCTACGCAGATCGCAGAGCTTGAAGGTGGCCCGATGCAGGACGACATCCGCAAGCTAGTGATGCCGCTGCCGTTCCCCGGCCCGAGCCCTACGCTGTTCCAGCTGCTGGGATTTCTTGTTGATGCCGGCCGTGGGGTAGTGCAGACATCGTTTGAGAGCTTGGCAGATCAAAACGCAAATGCTCCCGTGGGAACCACGCTGGCTCTGATCGAACAGGGCATGGTCGTGTTCTCCAGCATCCACGCACGCATGCACAACGCCATGGCCGAGAGCCTGAAGATCCTGCACAGGATCAACAGCAGCTACCTGACCGAGGAAGACATCAAGAAGGCTGGCGACTTTGAAGTCACGCCGGCCGACTTTGATGGCCCGGTTGACGTTGTTCCGGTATCCGACCCGCAGGTGTTCAGCGAGGCACAGAGGTTTGCGAAGGTGCAGGCAATCCTGCAGCGAGCAGACGCAAAACCGCAGCTGTACGACCCTCGCAAAGTCGAAGCAATGTTCCTGCGTCAGATGAAGCAAGATGAGGACATTCTGGTTAGCGGCGGCGAGATGGAGAATATGGATCCCGCCTCTGAGAACATGGCGGCGGTCATGGGTGCCCCTATTTTCGTACTGCCGACACAGAACCACATTGCTCACCTGATGGTGCATGTGCCGTTCACGATGTCACCAGTGTTCGGAGCGAACCCGGCAATGGCCCCGACGTTTGCCCCTGCAATGATCAGGCACCTGCGAGACCACGTTCTGCAGTATTACGTCACCGAGTCACACCGAGCGGTGGACGACGCCACCAAGGACAAGCTGATCAAGCCAGACGACGCCAAAGAGCAGGCTCGCCTGATCAACCTTGTACAGGAAGAGGCCGAGCCGATCATGCTGAAGGTGTCGCAGCTGATCGCGCACATGCAGTCAACGCTGCCGCAGATGCCGGCGCCGAATGCTCCGCCCGATACCAGTCTGGCCGTGGCCAACATCAACGCCACAGTGAAGCGCGAGGCGCTGCAGCAAGACGCACAGAAGGCTCAGCAGGCAGCTCAGATCAAGATGCAGGAGCTGCAGGCCGAGCAGGCGCAGCGAGCTCAGGATGCGCAGGCAGAGCAGATAAAGATCATGCAGCAGGAGCAGGCGCGCGCGCAGCTGGCACAGTACGAGCAGCAGCAGGAAAACATGCGCAAAGCCGAAGAGATGGCTACACGCGAGCGCATGAACACGGCCGACAACACGACCGCTCTTCAGCTGGCCGAGGCAGAAATCGAATCGGGCAACCGAGTAGCAGTAAGCACAGGGACTGGGATAAACCCGGGACCATAATCAGGAGAGTGACATGGCGAAGAAAGGCGACAAACCAAAGGGCAACGATGTGAAGATATCAGCTGACAACACGCCGCAGCACAAGCGCTACGCGATGGGCATGGCGATTCCGCAAGGCAAGGGCGAAAAGAAAGCACCCAAGTGATCAGCGAAAAAGTTTTGATGGCACGGCTGGAGAAGCGACAGGCCGAGCTTGCAATGTCATCGCTCAGAAGCCCGGGGGACAAATCGTCGTTCACGTTTGGCGCAGCAAGCGGAGTGCTGGCCGGGATCGACTACGCCCTCGCGGAAATTTTATCAATGATCAAAGAGGAAAGAGAAGGTGACAACGACCTGTGAAGATCGCGTCAGGCTCGATGGTGTTCCAGTAGTCGTGGAGCAGAATCAGGCAGGCGGTGCGATAGTAATGGCAAGGATCGAAAACACGCTAACTGAACAAGCATTCCCCAAGGCAGACCCGGGCGTCATTCCGTTCGGTAGCCGCGTGCTGGTTCAGATCAGAAGCCCGAAGCTGAAATCGGCTGGCGGCATTATCTTCCACACTGAAACCAAAGAAACCGAGAAGTGGAACACGCAGGCCGGCAAGGTCATTGCGCTGGGTCCGCTCGCGTTCAAGAACCGCGACACGATGCAGCCATGGCCCGAAGGCAACTGGTGCCAGCCCGGCGAATATGTCCGCGTTCCCAAGTACGGCGGTGATCGGTGGGAAGTACAGCTGCCAGACAAGTCGTTCGCAATGTTCGTGATCTTCGCGGATCTCGACATCGTGGGCAAAGTAACCGGCGACCCGCTGGAAATGAAAGCGTTTCTCTAACACCTGAAGGAGGTGTCACATGGCAAATGAATTGATCGATGACAAAGATGACGACAAAGGCTCTCCCATTGAAGTGGTGGAAGGCAAGCAGCCGGGCAGTACGCTCTCGCTGAAAGACCAGCGGGATGACGACGACCATGACGACGATGCTGATGATCGCGTCACAAAGGCCGATGACGATGACGACAGTACCGACACGGATCGGGAAGAAATTCGTGAGCGTCGCCGGCAGGAAAAGAAAGACCGCAAACTGCGGCAGGAAGAAGCCAAGAACCGTTCGCAGAAGGAGCTGAAGTTCCTCCAGCAGCGCAACGAGCAGCTTGAGCGCCAGTTCTCAGCACTTGATCTGCGTCAGCGTCAGGGCGAGCTGACGGACATCGACAAGCACATTCAGGAAGCCGCGTACCGCTACCGGCAGGCCGAGCATGTGCATGCAGCCGCAATTACCGCCAACAACGGCCAAGATGCGACCGCAGCGATGCGATACCGCGATCAGGCCGCTGCCGACATCAGGCAGCTGCAGCAAGTAAAAGCGCAGCAGGCTGCAGAGTTCCAGCGCGTGGCCCAAGCCGCCAATGCCCCGCCACAACCAGATATTCTGCCTCCTGAGCAGATAAAGCTGGCAAGAAAGTTCATTGAAAAGCACTCATGGTACGACCTGCAAGGCGGCGACGAAGACTCCAAGATCGTCAATGCCATCGACTCGTCCCTGATGGCCGAAGGCATGGATCCCGCTTCGTCAGAATACTGGAGCGAGATGGAATCCAGAATGAGGCGTCGTCTGCCAGAAAAATTCCAGCGCCAGCAATCGCGGAATGATCACGACGACGGCGATGACGACCGCCGGCCGGCGCGCACACCAACAGGTGGCCCACAGCTGTCTGGCGGCAGGGCATCCGGCGGCAGCTCAGGCAGGCAGCAGGTGTACATCAGCCCAGAGCGCAAGCAGGCGATGATTGATGCAAATGTTTGGGATGACGCCAAGCTGCGCGAGAAGTACATCCGCAAGTACATGGAATACGACAAGGCCAACGGCTCGCGCCGATAAACCACTTGCATCAGCTTTTTCACACTGGTAAATATAAACAATCGCTGTAGGAGCGACCATGACTGACATACGTAGCAAGAAATCCGTTGGCAAGACCCGGGAAGATCGCAAAGTGGGTGACCGTAACGTCACTGAGAGCCGCGAACTGACCGAGGGTGATCGGGTTGAGATGTTCAGACAAAGTTTTTTTCAGTCCGCATTGCCGGACTTGCCGAAGATCCCGGGTTACCACACCTGTTGGTTGACCACGACGAATCCACGGGACTCACTCGCAGGGCGCTTGCGCCTCGGGTACGAGCCCATCAAGCCGGAAGAAGTTCCCGGCTGGGAATACGCCACTCAGAAGACTGGCGACTACGTGGGCATGATAGGTGTAAATGAGATGCTGGCGTTCAAGCTGCCCGAAGACTTGTACAAACTGTACATGAAAGAGGCGCACCATGACGCACCGCTACGTGAAGAACAGAAGCTGCGGGACACCGCAGAGGCTATTGCTCACGAAGCTGAGAAAAAAGGCGCTCGGTTGCAAAAGGGTGAAGGCTTGGCTGACATTGTGGATGAGCGTGACGCAGAGTTTGAAGTTTAACTCGCGCCATAAACTTATTCATTAAGCTAAGGAGAAACGCATTATGTCCGCGACAAATGCACCCTTCGGCTTTCGTCCCTCCTACCATCCAAGTGGTCAGATGCGTCCGAAAGCCTACACTATCGCCAGCACCTACGCTGCGAACATCTTCCAAGGTGATCCAGTTAAGCTGGTTGACGCTGGTACTGTTCAGCTCGGCACATCTGATGGCACGCGCTCTGGCACTGTTGACGGCATTTCGCTGCTCGGCGTGTTTGCTGGTTGCCAGTACATCGACTCGCTGGGCAAGCCCACCCTGACCCCGTTCTGGCCCACCGGCACCACTGCAACTGACATCGTTGCATGGGTGTACGACGATCCTGAGACGATCTTCCAAGTTCAGTACAACAACCCTTCGTCTGGCACCACCGTGCAGACAGCTGTAGGCGAAGAGTGCGACTGGACTGTGGCGTCGCCGGGCGGATCCACTGCAACTGGCTTGAGCAACACCTATCTGACTGCGATCCAAGCAACATCGGGTCAGTTCCAGATTACTGGGTGGGCTCTTAACATCAACGACGCATTGACTGACGCTTACATTGTGGCGACTGTTCGTATCAACGAACATCACTACAAAGCTGCCGTCAACTCAATCTAAGGGGGTCTGACAAATGGCTACTCCAATGCGCAGTACGGACTTCCGGGCGGTAGTTGAGCCCATCCTGAATGAAACCTTCGACGGCGTGTACGACCAACGCGCCGACGAGTGGAAGCAAGTTTTCAACGAGCAGAAAGGCATCCCGCGCTCTTACCACGAAGAACCCGTTCTTTTTGGTTTTGGTGCGGCTCCTGAGCTGCCAGACGGCATGCCTGTCACTTACCAAAGTGGCGGCATTCTGTTCATCCAGCGTTACCTCTACCGCGTGTATGGCCTTGCCTTTGCGCTGACCAAGGTGCTGGTAGAAGACGGCGACCACATCCGCATGGGTCAGACCTACGCCAAGCATTTGGCGCAGTCGCTGATCGAAACGAAAGAAACGCTGTGCGCAAACATTCTGAACCGCGCCTTCACCTCTGGTTATACCGGCGGTGACGGTGTAGTGCTGAACAGCGCATCGCACCCGCTGGCCAACGGCCTTACGGCCAGCAACGTGCTGTCCACTGCAGCGGCTCTGTCACAGACCTCTCTGGAACAGATGCTGATCCAGATCCGCAACGCTGTTGACAACAACGGCAAGCGTATCCGCCTCACCCCGCAGCAGATCGTCACCGGCCCGAGCAACGTGTTCCAAGCAGAAGTTCTGCTGAAGAGTGCTTTGCGCACCGGCAGTGCCGACAACGACATCAACCCCATCAAGTCGATGGGTATGCTGCCGAAGGGTCAGGCGAACTTGTCACGTATCACTTCCACCACCGCATGGTGGGTACAGTGCGATGTGCCAGATGGCCTGAAGCTGATGATGCGTCGCAGCCTTGAAAAGAGCATGGAAGGTGATTTTGAAACCGACTCCATGCGCTACAAGGCCACCGAGCGCTACATTCCGGGCTGGACGGACTGGCGCGACCTGTGGGGCACGCCGGGCTTGTAGTAATAAAAAGAGGGGGGCTTCGGCTCCCCTCTTTGTTTTTCCGGGATAACCCGCGTATCTGACAGCCCCGGCTGACGACATGCAGACAGATACGCCCAACTCGCATGTGAGGAATTTCTAATGGCTTCAACTACTTTTTCCGGCCCAGTTACGTCAACCAATGGTTTTATCGGTGCCCTAACCGGCAATGTAACAGGCAACATCGCAGGTTCAGGCAGCATCACTCACGCTACCACCGCCGCAATTAACGCTACAGCTACGGCAACCGCCGCGCAGGTAGCAACCGGCTACATCACTTCTACCTCTGCCGCAGCAACCGCCATCACTCTGCCTACAGGCACGTTGTTGGGCGCAGCTCTTGGTGCGGTTCAAGGTACAGTCTTTGACCTTTACATAGACAACACTGCCGGTGCCAACACGGTAACAATTGCAGTAGCGGTAAACGGTATCTTGTCCACCGCCGCTGCCGACACTGCTGGTAGCTTTGGCGACCTGACTGTTGCTTCTGGTGTAACTGGACTGGCCCGTTTTACACTTATGTTTTCGAGCGCAACGGCTTACGTGTTCACACGTACTGCTTGAATATTTACCGGAGGGTGCGCCCTCCGGTTTGTAAACCAACGCTGGGGAGATAAACATGGCTGATGCAGTAGCTTCACAAACGATCCTTGACGGTGAACGGCTGTTCATCGGCAAATACACCAACATTTCGGATGGCACGGGCGAAACGGCGGTCGTCAAAGTTGATGTCTCCACGCTGAACCCCAGTGCTTCCGGCAACGCATGTAACGGCGTCAAGATCAACAAAATCTGGATGGCGGCTCATGGCATGGAAGTTCGTATCCTCTGGGACGCGGACGTTAATGTGCTGGCATGGCAAGTTACATCTAACGGCCCGTATTTGATGGATTTCTCCTCGTTCGGCGGCATCAGCAACAATTCGGGTACAGGCCGCAATGGGGACATTGCTTTCAGCACCCACGATGCTACTGCTGGAGACTCGTACGCCATCATCCTTGAGTGCATCAAAACCTACGCCTGACGGAGACGATCATGGGCTGCAAATACGTTAAAGAGTTTGAGTTTGGTC